GAAATGTTGCTACACCCTCAGTTGCAAGTATTTCTTGGAATTTTCTCCTGCCTTCATCAATATCTTTGATGTGTGTGATGTTATAAGTTTTAGAGTTGTAAGATATTCTATTCTTTTCTGTGACTGATGAATTATATCTTATAGTGAATCTATAACTTGCTGTACCTCTGAGTTGGTCTCCAAAGATGCCCTCACCACCACTTAGATTCTCAGCTTTTGCTGATACTGTCGCTAGTGTCGAGAAAGATGATGACTGACCACCACCTGCATCTTGTGAACCCCCTAGTGTCTGTATCGTAATCCTATTCCTCATTTCTCCAATCAAAGACATTAGACCATACCACCATAGTGAGCTGTACCTCTGTAAGGATGTGTACTGAACTGTCTTATTACATAAGGTTGTAATAGTTGTGTAGCTTGGTAAGGTGCTGAGTTTCTATCTGTGCCATCACCTCTGTGTTCAAATAACCATGCTGTGTAAATCAGACATGCATGTTTGATATCTTGTGGTACATCATTTACACCACCATATCCTGCTACATAAGTAATCTCTAATGCATTAGCCACTCGTAAACCTGTTGGATAACTCTCACCATTTCTTAAAACAAATTTAGCAGGTACACTTGCTGAATCTAAATAATAACTGCTTGATGCAAATGTGCTTTCTGTATCTTCATCATTGTAGTATTTTACATTCGATATTGATGCAACAGGAGACTGTGGCAATATGATACTTCTTCGTGTGATGTCTTGGTCTATACCAACATAACTACCTTCTTTGATAGGTATGTCTGCATCATAAATAGAATCGATAGACATTTTAAGTGTTTGTGTTGTCAAACTTCTACCTGTGTATCTTTTTGCCCAATTATGAGATGCAATAACAAGATTACCTATGACTGTATCATCATCACTACCATCTACTCTTAGCCAATTCTTAACCTCTGTGCTTGTGATTGCATGAGCTGTTTCTGCTGTTACTACTGATAATCCTGCCATTGTGTCCTCAACTAAATAATTTCTTTACTATGATATATGATACTATGATTACGAACAATAACTCAATTATTGATAGCTCAGGTCTTACCCACTTTGTTCTCACTTTCGTAGGGTAGAAAATAATATAAATTGCTACTAATAAAGCAACAATCAATGCTAAGTCAGTCATCTCATCAATGGATTGCTGTTTTTAGCTTTCATCTCCTCTATCTTTGTTTTAAGTACAGCGACCTCACTTTTCAATGTAGTTACATCTTGCTCGATGATTGTTGTATCAGGAGCAGACTTACTTTCGAGTGCTGAAAGTCTATTAAGCACTTCACCCACTTGAACAAATAAAGCTCCGAATGTGAAAACTACACCAACTATGCCACTTATTATCTTGATATCCAATCTTGTCTATCCTCGTATGTTCTATCGTTATATATATTCCTAACATCAACATATGTCTGATTTATGTATGTGTCAATGTTCCTGTCCATTATAACAGGTTGCTTGAATATCTCAGCATTGACTTGTGAGTATGCATCTATCTTACTATTGTTTTGTGACATTACCTTAGCCACAATCAAAGATACAGCTTTGAGCTGTCCTTCTGTAGTTTTAATTTTTTCTTGTACTTTTGCTGTGATATCTGCAACATCTACTGTTAGTTCGGTTTCAACACTCCTGTCGTTGTCCTGTGTTTCGGTTTCTTCTGCGACAGCAGTTTCGTTGCTTTCATCCACTTCTGTATCTCTTTCTGTTTCTTCGACAATCTCTGTTTCATTTGCTTCCTCGATGTTAGATTCTTCTACAGGAGATTCTACTATCTCCTCGAATACTTCTTCAGCTACCTCAATAGTCTCCTCAACTATTTCTTCTGTCTCGACTATCTCTGTCTCTTGAATTATTTCAGGTGCTAAGACCAAAGTCTCTTGTATAAATTCTTCTTCTTCTGTCATCTCAAATGTCTCTATTATGACAGGCAACTCGGTAATAACTTCTTCTAAAACGATTTCTTCTATGACATGATTTTCTACTTCTTCAGGAATGAATTCTTCGGTAAGCTCGATGACTTCTTCTAATTCTGTGAATGTGTTTTGTATAGCTTGGGTCTGTACAGCAGTAAGAACTGTGTCATCGTATTCTAGCACAACTGACACATCATCAATATTTGTTGACCCCATAAATGCCGGAGCAGATGCATCCTGTGAGCTTATCTCAATGTTACCCACACGACTTCCTGCACCTGTATAGCTGACAGAATTGGTGTATACAATTCCATATATATCTGTGGTCTCTGTCCTTGTTTGGGTTACTGAGTTCAGGATATTGGAATTATTATCTTTTATTTCTAGCTTGACTGTCCAACTGTCTGCATCACCATTTCTATTCCAAGCAGGGAAAGAACCACCTTCACCATTTTGTGAGAGTATAGAACTTGTTATTTTTGTATGTCCATTATCGAGCATTTGCTCTGTAACTGTGTCTGAATAAAGCTTGAACTGTTGGGATATTGTTCCTGAATCACCGAACTCTAAATCGTATTGTGAGTTGTTGTTAGAACAACAGTCATTCATAACCTGAACATCACCACTAACTGTCCAACCATTTGTATTGCCTGTTTCCCAATTACCATTTACGATAAGATTGCCTGTTGTCTTTATCTCTGCTAAAGCTGTAAGTGGTATCAATAATAAAAATAGATATCTCATCTTTTTAGACTTTCTTTGTATCTTCTGTACTGTTCTACTTTGTCATCTGTATCTTTCCTGCTCTCATAAATGACTTTCATAGCATCTTCACCAATGAGACTTTTACCATCTTTCATGACAGGGCAAGGTGTGCCACTTGTATACATTGCTTCAAATACATTTGGGTCTTGACATAATATGCTTATGGATGCAACAGACATTGAAAGACTTTGGAGTTGTTTACTTAGCTTCAATCTTATACAATTTTCATCTTGGATAACATAACCACCACCTGAGAAAGATACACCCATAACTGTGATGCCACCTGATATCACTAATGAGCAACTATCCCCACCTGTCCCATAAACTGACATAGCAGGTGCATTGGCAGGATTGACAGCAGTTTCTTGGTTTGAATTGGTTGTGTTTTGGGTAGAATTTGTTGTCGAATTAGTTTGACCACCTGTGTAGTTATTAGTAGTTTCTTGTGAATATCCACCACTTATCGAAGTCTGAGAGCCACTTGTCGATGTTTGATTGATGTTATTAGCACCATTGTTAGTCGCATCGGCTAATGCTAGTGAGCTGAAAAATAATAATATAAATAATTTTTTCATTTATCATCCTTGAAAATAATATATAAAATAAGCATCAGACAGAAAACTGCAATACCATAATTCAATGTGCATAATTCAGGTTTCATCTTCTAACAAGTGAACCACCAAAATATAATCCTATAATCGAGCTGACCACATGAGTATCTAATGGTGTAATAACTAATCCTGACATTGGTTTCCATTGTGTCATGTCTACATCACTTGCAAATATCCACCAACCCTCTTGTACTGTCTCTGTATAACCTACATAAATGGGTAGATTTGGGTCTATGAATGGTGCAAGTTTGGGTAGAACAATAATTGCCATAACACATAACAATGCTATCCATCTACGAGTATTCTTAGTAAATGCATCTGTTACTTCTCTTGCTTTATCAAATTGCTGTGATTGAAATTCTGCTCTTTGCATGAGCATCTTTTGTTCTTCTGCTTTATCTTTGGTCTTTTGAGCCATGATGGAAAGTATTCCACCTAGCACAGTTGAGACAAGCATTGAAATTAGCTCAATCGGGAATCCCATATCATTTCCAGATGTTATATATTATTGCAAGGATACCACCTACCCATGCTATGAATCCGATTACCCCTTTGCTCTTATTTATGACTGATGTTAAATCATCAACCTTATGCTCAACCTTATCTAATCTTGCATCTATTGCATCTATCTTTTCTGCAAGTTGTTCTAAGGTTACTTTCATTTAAGTTATTCCTCTAATGTTGTTACTCTTGATTGTAAGTTTTCTATTACTGCTTGTTGTTCTTGTATTGTTTTGACTAATGTTGGAACAAGTTGTGATAAATCTATTCCTTGATAATCAGGTATTGTTTGTTCATTTCCCTCATTATCGGTATATGTTTTTGTTGCATCTTTAGTACCATGAACTGCTTGTTCTATGTAAGGAGATACTTCATGTGCAAGGAAACCTGTTTTGGTTTCTGATTCACCAATAAAATTAAATTTACATGGTTTTAATGATTTAATTACATTGGTAGCATCGAATGAATAATTGACATTTTCTTTTAACCTGTAATCAGATGATGTGTTATAAGTTGTTGATGACCCACTACAAGCGATTGCACCTGCGTAAGTAGAATCTGATGTGAAAAAAGTACCTGCATTGTTGTTCCCATGTAATACATAAACTATTCCATTTGCATAGCTTGAGTTAGTGTCTATTATCATCAAGTGGTCGCCACTTGACCCACCTGATGCAGGGTCGCTTGTTCCATGACATAATCTACCATTAGCATCTATTCTTGTTCGTTCTGAATTTGAAGTTTTAAGGGTTAAAGCTCCAGCTCCACTTTTGTTAATTGTTAAATTATTTGCACCTGATGAATCTAAAAAGTGTCCACTTGATGTATTAGTCAAATCAAATGTCGTACTACCTGATGTTTCTTCTGTTCTCACTCTAGCATCAGATGCTTTTACATGGAGCGATTGTGCAGGTGCAGTAGTGCCTATGCCTACTTTACCACTAATCATGTGCATGGTATCTGTACCACCACATTTAAAATCTATTTGGTCATCTGTATCTACATGGATAGATGTATCTGCATCAGCATCTAATATAATTTCATTACCTTGTACATCTAATTTTTTATCTAGGATTACAGAACTTCCATCAGAAGCTGTCGATATAATTGCTTCTCCTGAACTAGACCCTTTTAGTTTTATACTACTCATTAATCTGCTTCCTCTATTGTGTTACCATCAGCTACCCATTCTTGTATGACTTGATAATGTCTATTTCCTGTATCAATGGGTACTATCATTGTCACATCATCAATGACTGATTCAATACCAATTTTTTGGTTTGATTCATCTTCTAAATATTTTGCTGATTTAATTTCCATTCTATCTCCTATAACTCTGCATCTGCTGTCGTGCCACTTCCAAGTGTTGCTGAATTATCACCTGAACGATTGATGCCATAACAGTCTGCATTAGTTACCTGAACACCACTTTTTGTAGTTCCTGATTCTACTATAGTAGGTGTTGCTCTCATAGTTACTTTATAATGCCAATAAACTTTTTTGCTACCACTACCACCACTTGAAGATTCATATGCACCCAAAGTCTTAGAAAAATATCTTTGACATCTAGCTAGACTTGTACATCTATCTTCAAACTGAAAGTCAGGCAAATCTGTTGATGTGAATGTTCCTACTTCCAGTTGTACACCTGTAAACCACCAATTATTATCTGTGCTACTTGCAAGATTTACTTGACCACTAGCAACCTGTTCTGTTGTTGTCGTGCTATCCCAAGTCTCTTGTAATGTTCCACTAGAAAAACCACTA